CAACGGCATCGCCGAGTGGATCGTCTTCACCTTGCCGACGTGGCCCTCCACCACGGCGCGGCGTACATGCAGGATCGAGCCGGCGAAGTCGAAGTCGCCCCACTTCAGCGCCAGCAGCTCCGAGACCCGCAGCCCGAGACACATCACGGCCAGCAGCATCAGGCGGAAGTTCTCGGCCGGAACCCGCGCGAGGATCTGCTGGAACTGGACGACATCGATGACGCCGGGCGTGGCCTGGCGCTTGGTCGAGCCTTCGAGCGAGAAGAGCGACATGGGATTGGTCTGGGCCGGCACCCACTCCCACAGCATGCCGAAGCGGAAGAGCAGCCGCATCATGTTGTGGATGTGGCCGCGATAGCGCGGGCTGCACTCCAGCTCCTTCAGCCAGGTGCGGACATCCTGCGCCTTGACCTTGGCGATCGGGACTTCGCCCCAGCGCGGCCGGATGTGGCAGCGGATCAGCTTCTGGTACCCGCGGCGCGTGCTGTGACGCTCCGGAATCTCCTCGTCGATGTAACGGTCGATCAGGTCGCCGAAGGTGCGGCGATCGGCGAGCAGATGGTTGGGCCTGGAGTTGAAGGTGTCGCGGATCGGCTGGGCGGCGCGGCTGGCGGAGGCCTTGGTCGGATACTGGCTCAGCAGCCCGACGCGGAAGCGCGGGCGCGACGGGTTACCTGGGGTGTGATCGGTGAAGCGGATCTCCCAGTAGAGGCCGTCGGCCGAGTTACATTTTGTAATAGTGCCTTGCTGGTGGCGGCGCTTCCTCTGCATCGTGGATCTCCGAGAGCAGTGTATGCGAACCGGTCGACGGGGCGATGGTGGGGACGCCACGCAGCTCGTCGAGGTAGGACGCGCGGCAGCGCCAGACGGAGCCAATCTTGAAGGCGGGAATGGAGCCATCCTTGACGCGGCGGTAAGCCGTGCGCTCCGAGATCTGGAGCTCGTCGGCGATCTGCTGGAGCGTGACTGTCGCGGGACGAGACATGAGGCTATCCTCGTTGCAGCGAGGTTGAGGGAATGTCCGAAGAGCAGATCAATGCGGTGAAAGTAGAGACCATTGACCGCATAATCAATTTGAAGCGGCGCAGCGCGGCAATCGAACTGGCGCTGAACTCCACGGCACGGACCGCTCGCAATATCGCCGACTGTCTCGAATCGCGGCCGCGCAGACATCCTGGGGCAACCGTGCTGGGGCAGCTAAGGAGCGGTCCCGAGATCGGCGACCTGCTGAAGGAGCTGATGGAGGTCGAGCGGGATCTCGGCGACGACCGGAAGCTGCTGCGCCTTATGGGCGTCGATCTCGAATAACGCATCACCGTCGGCATTGGCTAGCTCGCTTCCTGGAGAAGCTGCTGATCGGAGTGGGCGTGCTTGCGCTCCGGCAAGACGTAATACTCGGGATAGAGAACCTGGTCCCGCGTGAGCGGCTCGCCGAAGTACCTCGCGAGACGATCAGCCAGAGCGGGCGATGCCTTAGACACGCCGTTCTCAACTCGCGTGAGTTGCGGTTGAGCGACGTCGACAGCCGAAGCGACCTCGGCTACTGTCTCCCCGCGCTTCATCCGCAGTCTTTTCAAAGGTGTGTTCATCTGTGCCCCTCGCTCCTTGCTAACAGGTAACTGGACTTCGATTGCTATTATGCAATGCATTGGACGTATGAGCAAGTAAAATTAGATGCATGACGGGAATCGGTCCACGGATAAGGGCACGCAGGGAGCGCCTGGGTTGGACGGTTCAGAAGCTGGCGACACTCGCCGGCATCTCGGGCGGGTTCCTTTCCAGGCTGGAGACTGGCAAAAGCTACTACAGCGCCGAAACGATCACAAAACTCGCGGGTGCGCTGGGCGTCTCAGTGGACGTGCTCTTTGCCAATAAGAGCAACGTGGTGGACACGGCAGCCGACTGGCGCCGTATCCCGCTGCCGGATTACGTGCAGGCTGGGCAGTGGACCGGCGTCAACCCTGCTCTTGGCGATGAAGAGATGCGCGAGACGGTGATGACCGACCTCGAACATCCGCCTAGCTCATTCGCGTTGCGTATCCGGGGCAGCTCGATGGAGCCGGAGTTCAAGGCCGGCGACGTGGTGGTCATCGACCCGACTATCCAGCCGCGGCCGGGCGACTTCGTGGTTGCGACCGATGACGGCGGCGAGGCGACGTTCAAGCAGTATCGCAGCGCAGGGATCAACGAACACAGTGTGGATGTGTTCGAGTTGATCCCGCTGAACCCGCTGTACGCTCCCATGCGCAGCGACCGGCAGCAGATCGCGATCGTGGGCGTGATGGTGGAGCACCGGCGGTACCGGCAGCCTAGCTTAGACTGGAGCCGGGGGTCGGTATGGAAAAGTGCAGCGGAACGGGATGTCAGCTTCCCGCAATCGGGTCGCATCGAGAGTATCGAGAGATTCCGACATGGCGACGACCGGACGACAGACCAGCCGACCACGAGGTGTATGAGGTCGCCGCAGTGTCCTTCTATTGTGCGGAGCACGAGGAAGACGCTAAAGCTGTTCTCTCCGTACCTCTTCCGCAGTAAGAAATCTCCCGCCCGCGAGGCCGCGACTCTCCTGCTGCTCGTGCTCTTTGCACCACAGCTTCTTCCTCCCAGGCAGAGTCCGGTCTGGGTCATCTGTTGTGCCCGCTTTGACACGCCGTTGAAAGCCGCCGACCACTTTCCCGGTGCAGCCGTCGATACAACACTTCGCCATTCCCGACCTCGCGTGCTGAGTGTACAGCTAGGTTCGTGCGAGTAAACTAGAATTCTTGTTGACATGATGCGTATTATGTATCAGGATTGTGATGCATAAGAGGTATCTCAATGTCTTCCATCGCACCGAGCACTTCGCGCCTTGTCCTGATTCCCTACCCTTCGGCCGCGGTTTCGGTCCGGACTGTGGTTGTCGTGCGGCCGGTTTACGTCCGCAAGCCTGCGCCGGTTCACTGGATACTTCGCGCCCGGCGGATCTGTCGCTGGCTCGAACATCCGATCCGCCGCACGGCGCGCATCGTGAAGTTCGCCGCGATCGTGATGTGCTTCTATGCGCTGGTCGTGCTGGTGATGCTATGAGCTGGCTGGTGGAGTTCTACGGCGAGGTCGAGATCCTGGCCTCCGAGGCCGAGACCGCGGAGGCCGCGGCCGAGGTCGCGATCGCGCGGGTTCGGGAAGACGGAATTCACCTTCACATTTTTACCGAGGCGAAGATCGAGTCCGGCTTGTGCCGGTACTGCGGCTGCACCGATCTGTTTGCGTGCGCGGAGGGCTGCTCGTGGCTCGATCCGGAACATACGGTCTGCTCGAACCTCGTCTGCTGGGGGAAATATCTCGGGGACCAGGCGAAAGCGATGCCGGTCAAAATTCCCGTCCAGAGGGTCTGCTGATGGCGAAGAAGAAACCCTCCCCCGAAGAGTTGAAGGCGTTGCAGGACGCGATCGCCACGCAGCTCGCCTACGACCGCGCGAAGGCCTGGGCGTTGAGCGTTCCCGGCACACCCTACGGCAGTACAACCCCAAACCGCAGCGCGGAGATGACCGCGTATCAAAGCGGCCATCGCCACGAATACCCGAACTGCTGAAGCACGAAGAAAGCGAAGGAACCGATTTGGCGAACGAGAAGAAAAGGCCGGTGCGAGGACTGCGTAAGGCGCGGCATGGCTGGTTTGACTACGAGGTTCTCGACGTCTTCGGCGATGAGTTGGGGCCGTTCGGGCTGACCGTGTACATGGTGCTGGCGCGGCTTTGCTATGGGGGCACGCGGGTGTGCAGGAGCCCGCGGGAGCTGGAGAACGATTGTCGTATGAAGAAGTCGAAGCTGGCCGAGTGCATCAACACCCTGGTGCGGCTGAATTTGATCTTTGAGGTCAAAGGGCGCACGACTCTATCTCGGAGATGCTTCGATCTGCTGGATGTGAAGGATTTAATCGAGCAGATGCTTGGCTGGGGGATTGCAGTGCGACAGAGTGATGGAACTGTCCGTGTGGCGGACAGTTACAAGGAGCGCTTCCCTGTGGGCTGGAGGGAGGCTCTGGAAGCATCCTTGGGCTCAAATCATCCTGTAACTATTGGCGATGCGCCCAGCAGTCTGCAATCGCCGGGAGACGGTATTGAGGATTTGGAGGCGTTCGAGATGGATGGGTTGGCGGAGGGCAACTGTCCGCCACACGGACAGATGGAGGGTTTCGGCCGCGCAGACGGTTTTGAGGGTGATTTTGCTGCCGACCTTGCCGCCACACGGACAGATGGAGCCGCCACACGGACAGATCTGTCCGCCACACGGACGGGGTTTAATTATAAGAAAGAAGAAATAGAAAAGAACAACACTCCCCCAACCCCCGCAAGCGGGGGCTCCGGGGACGAGTTGATTTTTCCGAACGAGATTCGCAGACGCGGCGACCCGAACTTCGTGTTTTGCCGAACGATGGCGGCGGCGTGGGTGAGGCGGCGGTGCGGGTTCTCGGATCGGCGCTACGAGCGATTCATTGGGGAGGCGCTGGAGTTGGAATTGGACCGGGCCGCGGGCGGGATGACGCTCGACGACCTGGCGAGGACGGCGGCTTCGGAGTATACCGAGCATCGCCGCATGCACACGGACGGGCTGCTGAAATTCAACATTCCGACGCGCCAGTTCTTCGCCGAGGGCGCATGCTTCGATCGCAACAAGTGGGGCATCGACGCCAGGCAGGCGCGGGCGATGAGCGCGGCGGCCGTGGGGATGCGGACGAACGGCGAGAGCCATGCCGAGCCGGCCGGCGATCAGCGCTTGGCGGCGTGGATCGACGCCAACGCGCGGATGATTGCGAGTGCCTATCCGGATCTGGCGCAGAGGGTGCGGTTGGAGGCAAACTTCGCCGCGACGGGCACGAAGGAGTTGACGCAGATCGACGCGGCGTTGCAGGCGATCGAGGATGAGCTGGTCGCGAAGATGCTGGCATCAGCACCCGGCGGCGTGCTCAACGAGTTGCGCGAAAAGGCGGCGCAGGATCTCGGCCAGGCGCGGGTGCGGATGACCGATGTTCAGCAGGCCGAGGTCATTCAGCAGCACATCGAACGGGCGCTAGTGAAGGCTCGCGGACTTCCCCGCCTGAGCGTGTTTTACATGCCGGCGAACTTCACACCTGGCAACGGCCACGACGTGACTGTTCAGCCCGATCCATGGAAGGCGGTGAAGGCGGAGCTGGAGCGCCAATTGGAGCGGCTGCCGGCGAAGCAGCGGGCTAAGGCGGTGGTGTTGTACAGCAAGTGGGTTGAGCCGGTGGTGCTGGCGGCGATCGAGATGGACGGCGATGCGCCGGTGTGGAAGCTGGCGTCGCCCTACCGCAACAAGACCGAGCAGGTGCTGAGCAAGTTTCGCCGCGTGGTCGCGCCGCTGATCCGGAAGGTGGCGAAGGCCGAGGTGCAGTTGGTGGTCGTGAATGCAGCGGAGGTTGAGCCATGATCCTCGGGAAAGCAAAGCACCCCGATGACTGCCCGCCCTGGGCAATGTGCTGTGACAAAACGCGCGACAAAATGCGCGAAACACACACAAACCGCATCGTGCGCTTCAAGGGCAAACCATTCCTCGCTGAGATTAAATGTCCTTGGTGTGGGCGAATTGAAGCCAATGTGCCGACGATGCGCCTTGTCGGGAGAGGCAGGCGCGCCGCTGCAGCGCTACCGCTGTTTGAGTTGGATGAAGGCGAGGAGCTATGAGACCAAAGAAAGTCATTTTGTGCGTTGACGACAATGAGCAGGCGCTGTCTGTGCGGCGGTTCCTTTTGGACACGCGCGGCTATCGCGTCATCACCGCCTCGACCTCGCAGGCGGCGCTGGAGATTCTCGAACGCACAGTGCCAGGGACGCTCGATCTGCTGATCGCGGATCTCTTGATGCCAGGGATGGATGGCAACGAGCTGGTGCGCCGGGCCAAGCAGATGCATCCTTCCCTTCCCTGCCTGATCACCAGCGGGACGGTTGCGAGCTACGACCGCGCGCCCACGTCGAGCGAGCTACTGGAGCGGATACGTGTGCTGGTCGCGCGCAAACGCGGGCCGAAGCCGCATAGTCCGCCACCGTTTTATGCGCCGCAGCGTGAGGTTGCGGATGTTTTGCCGGAGCGCTTGAGGGCTTAGGCACCTAAGCACCTAGAGTCTTACGAACCTGAGAACCGAGGAGACGGAATGATTGTAACGGTGATGAATTGCAAGGGTGGAGTGGGCAAGACGACGACGGCCGGACACCTGGCGGCGTATCTGAACCGGCACGCGCCGACGCTGCTGCTGGATAGCGACGAGAGCCGCAACGCGATCACCTGGGCGGGCAACGGCAAAGGCCTGGGCTTCAAGGTGATGCCGATGGCGGCCGGCGCGATGTTCGCGCGGGATTACGTCCACACGGTGATCGACAGCGCGCAGGCGCCCAGCGAGCGGGACCTGGAGGCCGCGGCGCAGGGCTCGCACCTGCTGGTGATTCCGGCGGTGCCGAAGGAGATGGACACGGCCGGCCTGGTGGCAACGATCAAGCTGCTGCAGAAGACGGGCTCGACCAACTACCGGGTGTTGTTGACGCGCGTGGCTCACCACATGGCGGGCGCGGCGAAGGTGCTGCGCGAGGAGCTATGGGTGGTCGGCGCACCGGTATTCGAAGCGGAGATCCCGGAGCTGAAGGTATTCGACACGGCGGTGGGCGCGGGGCAGATCGTGTGCTGTGTCAAAGACCCGCAGGCGGCGCGGGCCTGGGCGGCGTATGAAGCGGCCGGCAAGGAGCTGGGAGTATGAGCGGACTAGCGAATCATTTCGCGGTGCTGAAGGCGGGTGCAGAGCCCGAGGCACCTAAGAGCCTAAGCACCCCGGTTCGCGTCCGCGACCTGGGACAGGGCGAGGGCGAGGGAAAGACACCGAAGCGCGCGGCGCGCGTCCCGGCCGTGACCAGGACGGCAGCGTCGCCGGCTACCGGCAAGAGCAGCCATCCGGAGTATGAGCCGGTGAAGATCTACGTGCGCAAGCAGACTCGCAAGGCGGCGTGGCGGAAGTGGGAAGACGCTGAGGGCGGCGACTTCTCTGACCTGGTGCAGCATTTGCTGACGGAGTACCTGAGCGCTTGAGTGCGCGAGAGCTTAGGCGCTTAGGTGCCTGAGAGCCGGAGGGTTATGAAGACGAGCGTGATTCTCACATTGCCGGAGCTGCACGATTTTCTGGATGCGGTCTACGAACGCGATGACGATCCATCGTCCGGAACCTGTCTGATGTTCGCGCGCTGGCATGAAGCGCGGGGCGAAGGGCCGGATATGGTGTTCGAGTACAGTCCCGAGGCAGAAGGCACGGTGCGGCTGCTGATTCCCATGCGGGACGGTCCGGAGATATTTCCGTTGAGGGTTACGGTCGGCGAGCCGGTCATCTGCAACCACGCGATCGAGGCGTTTCAGATGCGGAGGATCTGCGCCGGTGTGTGGGCAATGGCTCCGTCGCTGAATATTCCGGGAGTGATCCACGCGTTTGTCGTTTTGCACGGCGTTCCGGAGCCGGCGCCGTGGGAGCAGTTGGTGATTCTGGTGAAGGCGTTCTGAGGGAGGGCTGATGAAGATCACGATTGAATCGACGGGCATATTCACCGAAGTGGCAGGGATGCCGTGCAGGATCTGGCGCGGGGTCACAGAGCAAGGCGTCGGGTGCGATCTGGCGATCGCGCTGATCCGTGTCGGTGACGGCGCCAATCTCGCCCAAATGGAAGCTGAGTTGAAGACGATGCCGCCACCGCTGATGTTAGTCAGCATGAGGGACGTGTTCTGATGGGAATTCTCAATTACCGCACGCGCGTCGCCCCGCAGAAGACCATCTCCGAGCTGATGCAGAAGCTGGCGTCGAAGGGCGCGCAGAGCATCACGGCCGGCTACGACTCCGCCGGCAAGCAGTCGCGGCTGAGCTTCGCGATGAAGGTCGGCGGCATCGAAGTCAGCTTCTCGCTGCCGGTGAATGTGAAGGGCGTCGCCGTGGCTCTTGCCGATGGAAGGCAGCCGACGAAGACGCAGCTTGAACATGCCGAATGGGTGGCGTGGCGAATCCTGAAGGACTGGGTGGAGGCGCAGATCGCGCTGATCGAATCCGGCCAGGCCGAGATGGGCCAGGTCTTTATGCCGTACGCCGAGGCGCCGGACGGCCGCACGATGTACGAGCTCTTCGTGGAGAACAACCAGAGGCAGCTCGGGAAAGGGAAGTGATGCCAAACCTGATTGAAGGTATCCAGGCGGAGTGCAACCGCTGTCGCGAGCTGGTGAAGCAGTACGACGAGATCGGGCAGGCCGGCGCGTTCGTCAAGGTTGTGCTGGAGCAGGCGATCCGCGATGGCGAGACTGCGATCGCGAGCAGCGATGCCGTCGACATGGTGCATGCGCTGGTCGCGCTGAGGGAGTGCCAGTGAGGCTCCTGAAGGGCGTTCTGGTCGTGCTGGCCATGCTCGCGGCGTTTTACGGGTACCTGCAGTTCATCTCGGGAGGGCAGTGATGTCCGAACATCAGAATAAAGCGTGCGTGGCGGCGACCTACTGGTGCGCCAAGTGCCACGCGGCAACGCTGCACAACGTGGCCGATGGACGCAAGGCAGGCTGCCAGGTCTGCATCGCGAAGCTCCAGCCCGAGCAGAAGCCGGCGCCGGCGCAGCAGGAGAGTTTGTTCAGATAGATGGCTTATGTGCGCTAGCCTACATACTCTTCCGTATGTTTAGCTCATCATTGTGGTTACGACCGATGGCTTACCACGAGCTTTCAACCGCACGCAAATTCTGTCGATCCCAGGAAGTCATCCAGCGCAAAGAACAGCTGCAAGCCGATCCGCGGCTGCTGTTGTGGCGCCGGATGATCGAATTTTCCGTTGCCGAAGCCAAGAAAACGCTCGATGGACTGCCGACCGATCTGGCCATCCTGGCGCGTTGGTGGGTGGCTGAATTTCAGCCCAAAGAGACAGATAAAGACGAGTGGGAACGCAGCTTCGAGTGTGCGTGTCACTGGCTCGAACTGGATGTGGTCAAGGAACGCAGGCGGTTGGTGATGGAGATCGATGCGGCGCTGCTGACGAGTTGTGTGGCTGTGATGCACGCCGACCTCTACCGCAGGCGAGCTATGGTGCTGAGCTGCGCAGGGGTGACGACGGCGATCGCCAGACAGTTCGTGCTGCCGTTGGTGGCTCCGATGACGTATGACGACGTGGCGGGAGTGGAGACGATGGATATCTTTCCGATCGACATCGACACCCACAAGCCTGACGAGGCAAGCAAGCGCTGCGATGGTCGGCCGACGAAGTGGTCGGGACCGAACGCGCGGGGAAGAATAAGGCATAATCCGCAGGCTTGACGTGTCGCAAGGGTGCGTTGCATAACACTGTCGACCACCCGCCGCGAGACTGTCGTCAACCACTTCGAGGAGCGCAGCCGGCGCGGTGGTCACCTCCAAGCACGATGCAAGGAGGGACCTTACAGGGGCCAGGCATCGCGGGTCCTTCCGGGACATTGCCGAATGCGGGTGACGCGCTACCGCCAGCCCTGCCTAGTTACAAAAATTTTTAGAGGTCCTTTCCGTTTCCGCCATGGCAAAGCCCTCCTCCTCCCCCGATTTCGACATCCTGGAGACCGACGACGTCGCCGAGCTGCTGCTCGTCACCGACCGCACGATACGTAACTGGTTGAAATCGCGCAACATGCCCTCGATCTCCGACGACCGTGGCCGGCGCTTCCAGTGGTCGGCGGTCCTCCCCTGGTACGTGAAGATGATGGCTGAAGCGGACGGAAATCGGCGGAATCCGCCCCAGGTCATCCGCCACGATTACCCTTCCGAGGATCTCGTCGCCGGCGAAGACATCGATGCCGCGCTCCTACGTAAGACCATCGCCGAGGCAGACCTGAAGGAGCTCGAGCTCGCCACCCGCCGCGCCCAGGTCGTCGCGATCGACGACGTCACCCGCACCGTGCAGGATCTCGCCACCAGTCTCCGCACTGAGCTGACGGGCTGGCCCACCCTCATGATCGGCCGGATCTTCGGCATGCGCGATCGCAACCAGCTCTTCGCGGTCCTCACCTCCTCGGCGCGCGAGCTCTGCACCCGGCTCGCCGGCGTCGGGGCCCCCGATGCCTAGCCCGTTCGCATCTTCCGTTGAAAGCCTCAAAGCTCTCGCCCTCGCCGTCCGTTCCGCCCTGCAGATCTTCATCCCGCCGCCCGAGCTGACTGTCTCGCAGTGGGCCGACCTCCACGCCCGCCTGCCCCGTGAGGGTTCGCCCGAGCCCGGCCAGTGGCGCACCGACCGCGCGCCCTACCAGCGCGAGATGATGGACGTCGTCAACGAGCCTGGCATCCAGACCATCGTCTACATGCTCGCCTCCCAGCTCGGCAAGACCGCGTCATTCCTCAACGTCCTCTGGTACTTCATCGCGCACGATCCCAGCCCGATCTTGTTCGTAATGCCGTCCGAGAAGAACGCCAAGGACATCTCCCGCGAGCGCATCGCCACCGCGATCCGCGACACGCCGCTCCTCACCGACCTCTTCGGCAACCCCAAGACGCGCGACGCCGGCAACACGGTGCTCAACAAGAAATTCCCCGGCGGCTTCCTGGCTCTCGCCGGCGCCAACGCGCCCCGCGGCCTGGCCAGCCGGCCGATCCGCATCCTGGCCATGGACGAGGTCGACGGCTACCCCGCCTCCGCCGGCACCGAGGGCGATCCGATCGGGATCGCCGAAGCCCGCACCACTAACTTCTGGAACCGCGTCAAGCTCTTCAGCTCGACGCCCGGCATCAAGAACGCCAGCCGCATCGAGAAGCTCGAGAGTCTATCCGATCAGCGCCGCTACAACGTCCCCTGCCCGCACTGCGGCACCTTCCAGACGTTGGAGTGGGAGTCTCTGAAGTGGCCCAGCCCCAAATCCGGCGCCGCCAAGCCCGAGCCCGAGAAGTGCTACTACGTCTGCGTCAGCGGCTGCGAGATCCTCGAGGTCGAGAAGCCCGACATGCTCCGCGCCGGCCACTGGGTCAAAACCAACCCGGGCGGCGGCGACGGCAAGACGGCCGGCTTCCAGCTCAGCGCCATCTATTCCCCGTGGATCACCTGGCCGGAGCTGATCGAAGCCTGGCTCAAGGCGTACAAACACCCCAAGCAGCGCCAGGCCTTCATCAACACCAAGCTCGGCCGCACCTACGAGGTCGCCGGCGAATCCGTCGACGATGGCTCCCTCATGAAACGCCGCATCGTCTACGAGGCCGAGGTCCCCGCCGCGGCCCTGGTGCTGACGTGCGGCATGGACGTCCAGGCCAATCGTGTCGAGTGCGAGATCGTCGGCTGGGGCAAGGACGATCAGTCCTGGTCGATCGACTATCTGATCTTCCCCGGCAATCCCGCACTGCCGGAGTTCTGGGCCGAGATCCGCCTCATGCTCACCGGCCGCAAATTCCGCCACGCCTCCGGAGCGCGCCTGGGCATCGCCTGCACCTTCATCGATTCCGGCTACCACGCGGCCATGGTTTATAAGTTTTGCCGCCCACTCCAGGTCAAGAGGATCTTCGCCTGCAAGGGGCAGGCCGGCCCCGCGGTCCCGCTCACCAAGCCCCGCGCCAATCGCACGCACAAATCGCGCGTCGACCTCCGCATCGTCGGCGTCGACACCGCCAAAGAGTCGCTCTACGCCAATCTCAAGGTCGAATCGATCGGCCCCGGCTTCTGCCACTATCCGTCCGGATTTCTGAACGAGCAGGGCGCCACCGTCGAGCGTCGCACTTACGATCGCGATTACTTCGGCCAGGTCACCTCCGAGAAGCTCGTCACCGAGATGGACGGGATGACGCCGGTTCGCCGCTGGGAGAAAAAGCAGGAGCGCAACGAAGCTCTCGACTGCCGCGTCTACGCCATGGCCGCGCTCGACGACCTCAACATCAAGGACTGGGAAAAGCTCGCCGCCAACCTGGCCAGCCTGGCAGACGCGCCGATCAAGACGCCCGCAGCCGTCGCGCCCCCCGCTCCCGAAGTGCCCGACGACGGCATCCTCACCATCACCGGCAAGCCGAAGCCCGTGCGCAAAGAGGGGCCAAAGACCAGCTGGGCGGGATCCTGGGATCGCAGTAACTAACCAGGGAACTTTGCAGGTAAAACGTGGTAATGCGCGGTTTGAAGCTCAAAAACGCGCATCCTTGACCATTTTTTCAGGTAACAGCTACACCCTCTGCATGCCGATTCCGATCATTCCGGGCCTCGTCGAGTTCTCCAACGAGCCATATTCGCCCGAGCCCACCAACATGATCGCCGGCGACACCCTCGCCTGGCAGCGCTCCTTCGAAGACTACCCCGCCTCCGCCGGCTGGACCCTCGCCTACGTCCTCAACTCGTCGACGGTGCGGATCGTCGTCAACTCGGCCGACATCACTGCCCTTGGCGACACCTTCGTCATCGCGATCCCGTCCACCGAGACCAAGGTGTGGACACCCGGCAGCTACCAATGGCTCTGCGTCGCGCAGCTCCCCGCCGCCGGCGCCGTTCCCGCCCAGCGCTTCACCGTCGCCCTCGGCCGAGTCGTCATCGCGATCGATCTGCTCGACGCCACCGCGCCCCAGGACACGCGCTCCCCCAACGAGCTGAACCTCGCCAACGTGGAGCTGATGCTCGCCGGCCGCGGCGGCGACGGCGTCCAGGAGTACACCATCAACGGCCGCATGTTGCGTCGCTTCAGTCTCACGGAGCTGATGCAGCTGCGCAGCCTCTACAAGGCCCTCGTCCGGCAGGAAAGGGCGGATCGCGGCGAGTACCAGCTCCCCACCACCGTCGCGGTGCACTTCGCATGATCGAATCCTTAGACCTCTCTGAAGCGCGCAGCGCGCTGATGTCCGAACGCAACACCATCGCGCCGGCCGTCAAGGCGCGCTCCAACTTCGCCGCCGCCCGCATGACCCGCACCACCGAGGATTGGGGCGTCTCCAACAGCTCCGCCGACCTCGACCTCTGGGCGAATCTTTACGCGCTGCGCGGACGAGCGCGCCGCCTGTCGACTAACAACGCCCTGGTCCGCAAGTACCTCCGCATGTGCCAGAAGAACATCGTCGGCGACAAGGGCATCAAGCTGCAGATGAAGGTCCCGATGAAAAAGGGGAAGAAGCTCAATAAGAAGCTGAACCTCGAAATCGAAGCTGCCTTCACCCGCTGGTGCCGCAAGGAATTCTGCACCGTCACCGGCAAGCTGTCGTGGGCCATGGCCCAGCGCTTCGCGGTCGAGCAGTGGAAGCGCGACGGCGAATGCCTGATCCGCATGGTCACCTACGATCGCGGCAACCCGTTCAACTTCTCGCTGCAATTCTTCGATCCCGACCAGCTCGACCTCAACTACTTCAACTACCTGATGCCCAACGGCAACCAGATCCGCATGGGCGTCGAGACCGATCCCTACGGCAAGCCCGTCGCCTACCACCTCTGGAAGCGCCACCCGGCGGAGTACTCGACGGCGCCGCAGTTCCGCATCCGCGTCCCGGCGGAGGAGCTCGTAATGCTCTACAGCGAGCAGCGCGTCGGCCAGACCCGCGGCTATCCCGAGTTCGCACCGTCCATGATCTCCGTCCACATGATCGGCAAGTACGCCGAGAGCGAGGTCATCGCCGCCCGCATCGCGACCGAGAAGATGGGCTTCTTCGAGTCCACCGCCGGCGAAGAGGGTTACACCGGGCCCCGCGACGAAGAGAAGAACCTGGTCATGGAGTCGTCGCCTGGAAAATTCGAGCAGCTCCCCCAGGGCCTCAGCTTCAAGCCCTGGGACCCGCAGCACCCCACCCAGGCCTTCCCGTTCTTCATGAAGTCGCTGATCCGCATGGCCGGCGCCGGCATGGACGTGAGCTACGAGGCGCTGGCCAACGATCGCGAAGGCGTCAACTACTCGTCGATCCGCGCCGGGCTGCTCGACGAGCGCGACACCTGGCGCCTGGAGCAGGACGTCGTCAAGACCGTCTTCTGCCGCGCCATCTTCGAGCGCTGGCTGGAGCACGCCTGGCTCGCCGGCGAGATCAAGCTCGACGGTTTGCCTTCGGACTATTCCGAGTACGCGTTCTTCCACGCCCGTGGCTGGCCGTGGATCGATCCGCTCAAGGATGCGCAGGCCGCGGTCCTCAACGTCGAGAACGGCTACGAATCGCAGTCCGAGCAGATGGCTGAGAGCGGCAACGACTTCGAAGAGACGATCGACATGATCAAGTACGAGCAGGATTACGTCGCCGCCTCCGGAGTCAAGCTCGGCACCGACACCAAGGGCATCGCCGACACCGCAACCGACACCGAGGCCGATGATGCCGCGGCCGCGAGCGGCGGGAAGAAGCCAGAGACGGGCGGGAATTAGCGGAGGTTTGACCGCTTTTCCCGTTTACCTCTAATCATCACTGCGACATGCCAGAAGTCGTCGCAGCTCCGGCCACCAACACGAAGAGGGAACTCCCCGCCCGTCTGCCCATACAGCACCGGGCCTTCGACATGCGCGCCGCGAAGGCCGCCGACGACACCGATCAGGGTCTGGTCGCCATCACCTTCAGCTCCAAGAACCCCGTCAAGCGCATGACCTGGGGCTCGATGTGGTGGTACGAGGTCCTGAACCACTCCAAGGGCGCCGTCAACACCGACCGCCTCACGCAGGGGATTTCGGTGCTCGTCAACCACGACGCCAACCAGCGCGCCGGCATCCTGCAGGACGGAGTCATCGATGAAGGTACAGGCCGCGGCAATATCCGCTTCAACACAACTCAATTCGGGAAGGATGTCGCTACCGAAGTCCGCGAGGGTACTCTCCCCTTCATCTCCGTCGGCTACATCGTTCACAGCGAAAAACGCGCCGAGGACATCGACCCCGCCGACGACGAGGACCCGGACTATCTAGGCACCTACGAAGCCGATTCGTGGGAGCCGATCGAAGTCTCGCTCGTCGCCATCCCGGCCGACCCCTCCGTGGGCGTGGGCCGCGACCTATCCCATCTTCCGCAATATCCGGTGCGCTTCGCAGGCGCGCCGGCAGATCCACCGGCTACGGCCGTAGTCCGCACCAAGGAGCCAACAATGGAACCCACCGCCGTCGTCGTCGTTGCCGATCACACCGAAGTCATCAAGTCCGAGCGCGAGCGCACTCAGGGCATCGCCCTCTTGCAGCGCCAGTTTCCTGACATCCTCACCCGCGAGCTCGCCGAGAAGGCTATCGGCGAGGGCCACACCCGCGACGCCGTCGCCGCTCTCGTGCTCGAAAAGAAGCGCGAGAAGGAAGCCACGCTGAACGCCGGCGGAGCCAACCTCGGCCTCAGCGGCAAAGAGCGCAGCGAGTACAGCTTCATGCGCGTCATGCGCGGCGAGCCCGGCATCGAGCGCGAGATCTCGCAGACCATCGCGAAGAGCCTCGGCCGCGAAGCCGCCGGCATCTTCGTCCCCACCAACGAGCCCATCTTCCGCCTCACCTCGGCGGAGCAGGCCTCCGGCAAGTACGGCACCCGCGCGCTGGCCACCTCCAGCTCCGGAGCCGGCGGCGCGACCGTCGCGACTGAACTGATCGGCTTCCTCGATCTGCTCCGTCCGGCCCTCCGCCTCCCCGGCCTCGGCGCCGAGTTCATGGGCGGCTGCACCAGCAACTTCTCGCTCCCCAAGATGACCGGCGACGTCGGCTTCAACTGGGTCGGTGAGAACCCGGGCGCGGACAACACCGACGTCGATCCCACCTTCGGCCAGGTGCAGTTCGCACCGCTCGGCGCGACGGCATCGACCAGCTGGTCCCGCCAGTTGCTCATCCAGTCCTCGGTCGACGTCGAGGCGAAGGTCCGCAACGCGCTCATCCTCAAGGCTGCGATCGGCATTGAGACGGCCGCGCTGCAGGGCTCCGGAGGCACCCAGCCCACCGGTCTGCTCTCCACCACCGGCGTCCACCTGATCGCGCTCGGTACCAACGGCGCGACTCCCACCAAGCAGAACTTCATCGACATGCTGACGGCGTGCTTCACGGCCAACGCAGTCCTCGGCGACCAGAAGTATCTGCTCACCCCGGAGATCGCGGGCTACCTCGCCGGTCTGCCGGAGCTGGGCAACACCATCGCGCTCCCGACCTACACCTACCAGGGCAGCGGTGGAATGGGACGCATCAACGGCCACGACGCTCCCTGGTCCAACCTGCTGCCCAAGAACCTCGTCAAGGGGACCTCGGGCGCGAACTGCCACGCCGTCGTCGGCGGTTCCTTCAACGCTCTCACGATCGCGGAGTGGGGCGCGATGGACATCATCCTCGATCCCTACACCAAGTCCAAGCAGAGCCTGATCCAGATCGTCGCGAACTTCCTGATCGACTCCAACTGCACCTATCCCCAGGCCTTCTCCACCATCCTGGATGCCCTTGTCTAGCTAGACGCGTAGCCGGCGGCCGAGGCGAAACTGCCCGGCCGCTACTCACCCACCAAGTTTTGTCATCCTTCGCCGCAGGCGGAGGACCTGCTTCACAGGAGTCTCATGGCAATCCAGCAGATTCAGGGCGGCAGCAAAAAGCTCCGCACCGTCACCATCAAGAAATCGGTCCTCGGCCCCGGCGGCGTCCCGCTGCACAAGGGTATGACCGTCCGCATCCCCGAGAACGACGCTTACACCCTCGTCAGCGGCGAACAGGCCGGGTACCTCAACACCGAGCAGGAAGCTCGCGCGGCGGCGGCCAAGTAGATGTTCGGCGACAGCGATCTGCCCACATTCTTCGGAGACATGGGCGTCGCCGTCAAGTTCAGCGGCAATAACGGGATGGGCCTCTTCGATCGACCCATCGCCATCAAGCTGGCCGATATGGGCTACGGCGGCATCGAGGCCCAGGCGCCGATGGTCCGGATCGCGTACAACGCGTTCCCGAACAAGCCCCGTACCGGCGACACGATCTTCGTCGACGGCACGCAGTACACGATTGCTTCGGTCGAGACCGAGGGAGATGGAGCGGTGGTGGCGTATGAACTCAAGGCGGTGTCGTAATGCCTCTGAACCCCGGCCCGAGCGTCCCGCCCAGCATCCAGTCGCAGGTCATGGCGCGGGTGAAGACGCTTCTCGACGGGGCTGGATTCTGTGCCGCGTACCGCTGCCGGATGACGGCTTTCGATCCTTCGCAGCTGCCGGCGACCAACATCTTGCCCGAGGACGGGGAACCGGACTATCTGGACACCGACTCGATCGACCGGATATTTCGCTTCAAGGCTCGCCACATTGCCGTGGCAGTCGACGAGGTCGACGCCGCGGTGGACTGTCTCTATGTCGCCGGCCAGCGAGCCCTGTTTGCCGATCCCACCCTGGGAGGCCTCGTCCGCATCATCCGCGAGCGCAGCCAGAAGTGGGAGATGGAAAAGGGTAGCTACGATTCAGTCGCCCTCGCCGTGATCTACGAAGTTGAGTTCGACACCAGCAAGAAAGACCCGAGCATAGCCGGGACGTAAAGGAGCTTCACCATGGCAACGAAAAAGCGGACCGGCGACTTCGCCCAGACCTCAGTCACCAACACCGCCGCCACCACCGGCACAACCGTCAGCGCCACTGCCACGGTTACGGTGACATCCGCGGCCGGCCTCGCCGTGGGCATGACCGTCGCCGGCAACGGCATCCCCGCGTTGACGACGATCCTCTCCATCGCCAGCCTGGTGCTCACGCTTTCGGCCAACGCCACGGCTTCGGCTTCCGGCGTCGCGCTCACCTTCACCGGTGAGACGCAGGTCCTCGGCTTGCAGGACTGGTCGATCAGCTGGAAGCGCAAGACCGTCGATTCCACCACCACCGACGACGGCGACTACGAGGATTCGCTCGAATCGACCAAGAGCTGGACCGTCAAGGCGAAGTACGCCTACCTGATGGGCGACGCTTCGCAGCAGGCCTACACCCGGGCTGTGCTGGCGCGCGGCGCATCCGGCACCATGGTCTGGAATTTCTTCCCCACCGACCAGATCGGCGACGACGCCCTCACCGGCACCTGCATCATGGACGGCCTCGAAATCACCGGCGCCGGCACGGGCAAGCTCATCTCCCAGGATGTCTCGCTCAAGGGCAAGGGCGCGCTGGTTGTCACCCCGCAGCTCGCACCCGTCGCGACCACCACCACCCTCGCCGGCTTCCAGGCGGAGGATTAGAAGTCTGGAAGTTTAGCAGTCTGACGGGCTGGACTTCGGTCCAGCCCTTTCAGGCAAAAGGGACCTCATGGATCACAAGCTGCAACGCGGCGCGCACCCGATCACACTCGACGGCCGCGAACGCATTCTCTTTTTCGACCTCGCCGCCACCTGGCTGCTCGTGGAGAAATACGGCGTCCACTTCAACACCGCGCTCTACGGCGTCGAGCGCAATGAGGGAACCACCTCGCTGAAGCTCAAGAGCCTCACCGCGCTGCAATTCTTCCTCTGGGCTGGGCTGCAATCCGACCTGGAGGAAGGCGAGGTCCTCACCCTCGAACAAGCCGGCGACTTCATGCGGCCGTGGCTGCTGATCGAGATCTTCAACAAAACCGTCCTCGCGCTTACCGGCCAGATGGTGACTCCGGATCTTCCACCGGGAAAAACCGACGCGGCCGGCGAACGGTCGACGCCGATCGCGAGGAGCCGGCCGAGTCAAAAGGCTTCAACTTCGAGGAAGCCCAGAGGTTCGCGCTCGGCGCGTTAGCCTGGTCGATCGCGCAGTTCTGGACGGCGACCGTTCGCGAGTACCACCTGGCGCGCCAGGGCTTCGAGCGCCAGCAGGAGAACCGGCTGCGCACCGAGGCTAACTGGATGTCCATGATCCTCAGCTCGCAGTCGTCGGAAGGGCCGATCACCGTCGCCGAGCTGCTCGGCGAAGAGGAAGAGACCGAAGCGCTGGACGAGGCTGAGCGGCGCTGGAATGCAACGCTCGCAAAGAGGGGACTGAACTAGATGGCAACCGGCAGAGGCATCCAGATCGTGATTCAGGGCGACGGCGATAGCGCAAAAAAAGCGCTCGAAATGGTGCGCGAAAATCTGAAGGAGACCGGCGAGGTAGCTAAACACGAGGCCTCGCAGATCTCCGAGTCGATGGAAATGGTCACGCACGCCCTGGAGCGTGTCGGCCTGTACATGGGCATCCGCGAGGCGATCGACCTGATGAAGGAGATGGTCGCGGGTTCGGTCGAGCTCGGCATGGAGATCGGCCACCTGTCGCAGCAGACCGGGATCTCGGCCGAGAACCTCAGCGTGTTGAAGTTTGCCAGCGATGAAACCGGCGTCTCCTTCGAATCGTTGACCAAGGGGTTCAAGCGCCTATCGACCGAGTATGCCAATGCGAACGCGGGCAACAAAGAGGCGCAGGCCAACTTTCACAAATTGGGCATTTCCATGGAGGAGGTCCGCTCTCTCGGTCTCGACACGTACGGTCTACTCGCCCTGATGGCCGACAAGTTCAAGGCGATGCCGGACGGCATGGAGAAGAGCGCGCTGGCCATCACGTTCTTCGGCAAGGCCGGAATGCAGCTCATCCCCTTTCTAAACAAGGGCTCGGACGGTATCACAGAGCTCACGCAAAAGGCCGAGGAACTGGGCGTCAAACTCAACGGCGAGATGGTCGAGAGTCTGGAGAATGTCCACTCCGCCGGCATCGAGGCGACTACGGCGTGGCACGGGTTCGCACTCGAACTCACCGAGACTGCATCGCCCGCCATCGTGGCCGCGACAAATTACATGAAGGATTTGCTGGAGGCCATGCGCGGCCATCCCGGCGCCCTGCTCGCGCCCGACGATTCCGAGATCGGGAAATGGACGAAGGACCAGGAAGCGCGCATCAGCGAGATGTACCACCGAGCGGTCGACAAGGGACTGAAGTTGCTTCCTCCCGGCTGGGAAAAGCTGGTCAACGGGAATGACGATCATGCGCCGCAGGAAGCACCGAAGCCCGCGCCCGTGGCCGATCCGAAGTCGCTGGCGGAAGCTCAGATGGATTCCGCCGAGACCCACCTTCTGCAGGCACGCGTCGCCTTCGCTACGAAGTCCAACGCCGCATCCCTGGCGCTGGTGAAGAAAGCCAGCGCAGAGATGTTGGCCGCGCTCGAAGCTGAGCACGCCTCCGGACTGATCGACGAACAGAAGTACCTCGAAAAGAAGCTGCAACTCATTGAGGCATCCAACCGCGACACCAAGGCCGCCAATAAGCCGGAGAAGATCAATGACGGCGCCGCGCGTGCCGCGGCTGAGCTCGCCGAGGAGAAAGCCACGGCGCAGGCCGCGGCGATCAAATCGGGCAACGCGCTGCTACTCGCGCAGATCGAGGCCGGCCACAAGATGTTCCTGATCTCCGACCATGACCTTTACGAGGACCAGGCAATTCTGGCGAAGGCGAACGCCGATGCGGAGATCGCCGCTGACGAGTCGAAGGCTGCAACGCTGAGGGCACAGAAAGCCACGCAGCACGCCGCGCTGCTGAAGGCCAAGACTCCCGAAGCAAAGGACCATGCCGGCGCCGAAGAGTTGCACACTGAAACCGAGCTGCTCAAGGTCGAGGAGAAAATCACCGAGGCGAAGAACAAGCGCGCCGCCATCGATCCAGCCCGCGCCGCCGCCGACCAGGAGCGCGCCGCTAATGTGGAACTCGCCACCGCGAAGATGGCGGCCGAGATCGAAGCCGAGACCAACACCAGCATCTCGGCGCGCCTGGCGCTGCTCCGCCTCGAACTCCAGATCGAGCAGCAGAAGATCGCCGCCACCGCCGGCACCCACTCGCCCGAGTTCGCGCAGGCCGCCGCGCTCGAAAAGATCAAGGAGACCAAGCTCCAGATTGCCGACGTCGACCGCCAGATCATCGCGATCGAGCAGGACAACACCCGGGCCGTCAGGGAACTCGCCGACGCCGCGGCCAAGGATCCTCGCTTCAAAGATGCCGCGCAGAAACAGATCAACGCGCTCAACAAGCAGGAGGCGCAGGACCTGAAGGCGCTAGTGGCGCAGTACGACGCGCTGGCCCAGGAGCTCGGCGGCCCGTTCACCCAGAAGGCCAAGGATCTGCACGCAGAGCTCGACAAGCTGAACCGGCCCACCGACAAAGATCCGGCGCAGTTCGCCAAGACCCTCACCGAAGGCATCGAGTCCATGGCGACGCAGATGGCTGAGGCCACGGGGCGCGGCAAGGATTCGTTTCACCAGATGGCGCAGTCGATCGAGCAGGACATCATCCGGCTGGCCGCGAAGCTCGCGATGCAGAAGTGGCTCACGCCGCTGCTGATGGGGATCGGCGGCAAAGGCGGCGGCGCGCCGGCGTCCACCAACGATAACTACGACTTCACCAGCGTGCTCGGATTCGCCGACGGCGGAGATCCTCCGACCGACCGGCCGTCCATGGTCGGCGAAAACGGTCCCGAGCTCTTCTTCCCGAAGGGGCCCGGAACCGTCACGCCGAATTCCATGCTGTCACAGATCTCCGAGGGCGGGGGAGGCAAGGCGCCCAACGTCACCCTGAACGTCACCAACGCCAGCTCGCAGCCGGTCACCGCGCGCACCACCGGCACCAGCTTCGATTCCGACATGAAGCAATTCATCATCCACACGGTGCTCGAAGACCACGCCTCCGGAGGCCCGATCTCCCAGGCTAACCAGTAAAGCCGGTCAGCTTCTGTGCCTGCCGAAGAGCATCGAAATGTCCAGGCGGTGCCGAGTCGTCGGCCTTCAGGAGCGTCGTACAAGGCGAGCAATAGACGCTGTTGCGCGCCGCGCACGCCTTGTGGGAGCAGTCGGCCGTCTGGCAATTTGGCCATGCCACCAACAGCTCAGGATAGTCGTATAGGTGCATGCACACCATCGTAATGCGGCCATTTGCCCGAATCCACGGCGCGGGGCCATAACCTTCGCATGAGCACAGAAGCCGCCGCCCCCGAACTCGTACTCCCCACCACGCCCGAAGCCGTCGACAAAGTCATCGAGGAGTATGAGACCGCGCTCGCGGATCTCGAAGTACTCCAGAAGCGCGCCGCCAAGCTCAAGAAAGACCTGCTCGCCATCGTCGGCATGTGCGGCGTGATGCCGCCCACCGCGAAGTCGATGAAGCGGATCGAGGGCCTCGTCTATAAAGCCAGCGTCACCTATGGCAGCTCCACCTCGCTCGACGAGGAAGCGATCGCGAAACTCCACGCATATCTTGTCGACAAAGAGATGCCGGAGATCTTCGAGAAGTTCTACGCTCTCCAGGTCCCGGCCGTGTACGTTCCGCCTCCGCCGCGGCACATGCGGGTTGGTGGCGTTGCCGAGGTCTTCGAGGGGTTGAAGATCGGTGCGTTGATCAAGATCAAGATCCTCGCCCTCTACGCGCTCACGCAGCGCTCTTCGCCGAACGCTCCTTCGCTGAAGATCGAGCTGGTGAAGGCTCCGAAGTAACAGGCTCAAGTTCTCAGCCTCCGTTGCTCATGCGCGGGGATCTCTTCGCCCCAGCTGCGATGCCGTAAAAACTCCCGCCATCCGCCGGGCCCCCGGATGATCCGCTCAGCCTCTTCGTCGCTGAGCGGCGGCAGATATTCGAGCTCGTGCGCTGCTTCCGCCACAGCCGGCGGCGCTGGCTCATACAGCCTGCAGAATTCCAGAATCCGGGCATCGTGAAGGCAGCAGCGGAACAGAAATATTATCCCCTCGACGAGTTGCGCCACCGTCTCGAAACGGATCTCGACGCACCCAGGAGACAACCTCACCCAATTGGGAAGCGATCCCATCGGCAGCGGTTCATGGTCGTCGCGCACCAGGTACCTCGGCTTCTTGCGCGAGATGTTTTCCTTTTCCTCGCGCAGCCGGGCATAGAGTGCTGGAACGTCCTCCGCCAACCTCACCTGCTCCAGAAAATCGACCAGGCTATCCCGCGTCACCGCCTGTGCGCCCCACATGGCCACCAACGGCATCAGGTCCAGCAGATCCCCGGCGGCTCGTGGCTGCAACTCAAAGACCCGCTGAAAATCGGCGCGGCCGTAGTGCGATTGTTGCGAGTTTTCGACCATCCGGCGGATGTTGGAGAGCCGCCCGATCCAGGAGGGAGGACGCGCCATAAACACCTCTAAAGCCGTGCTTTTAGGCGAGGGGGATTACCGCCAAATTTGGCGGTAACTCGACTTTTACCTTGTTATACCTATAACCGAATCCTATGTAAAATGACCTGCTATGAGCACCCGTCGCGGCAAACCCGCGCCCTCACCGCTGACCCTCGGAAGCAACACAACCTCCCTGGTCAAATTGGTTCTGGCAGAGCTTCCGTCCCCCGAGACCCGGCGCAGCTATGCCCGGTCGATCACTGCTTTGGACACCTACGCGGAGGGTCGCCCGCTCACACTCACCCTGCTCCTGGAATGGCGCGCGGTGCTGGCAGCCAAGTTCTGCAGCGGCGGCGTGAACGTGCGAATTGCAGCCATAAAGAAGCTGATCCGCACGGCGCGGCGTACCGGCCTGATCGATGCCGAGACAGCCTCGGAATTGCTCGAACTCAAGGGCATGCCCTATCGCGGCACACCGACAGGGAACTGGCTCAGCCTGGAGCAGGCCCGTGCACTGCTCGCCGCCCCCAACCGCAAGACGCTTCGCGGCCGGCGCAACTATTGCATCCTGGCGATTATGATCGGCTGCGGCTTGCGTCGCTCTGAAGTTGCAAGCCTGACCATGAAGCATATCCAGGAGCGCGAAGGTCGGCCCGTCATCCTCAACCTCGTGAGTAAGGCTGGAAGAGTTCGCACCGTGCCTATCCCAGACTTTGTGAAGGTGGCGATCGATGAGTGGATTGCCGTCGCGAAGATCAATTCCGGCCTCCTTATCCGGAGGACTACGCTGGCGCCCGAAGGTCTCAGCACCTACGCCCTTTGGCATATCGTTCACCAGACCGCAGCGAAGATCGGGATCGAAAACCTTGGACCCCACGATCTCCGGCGTACCTGCGCCGGACTCTGCTTCAAAAACGGCGGTGAGATCCAGCAGATCCAGTTCATGCTCGGCCACGCCAGCATCGTCACCACCCAGAGATACCTGGGATCGATCCAAGGCTTATACGTTGCCGTGAACGACTTTCTGGGGCTCGATATTCCGGAGTTGCAACGGACGCCGGAGGAGCGCCGCGCCATAGAAGAGCTTAAGGCCCTGATAGCCTCACGCGCGGAAAAGCCGCCTTCGAATTTGTAACTATCAAGGTTACATAAGATGCGTTATCAGACTTTAGACTTGCGCCAAAAAGAAGGCCGCCTCTCGGTAGGAGGCGGCCCAGATTCCGAACAAGCATGCTCTCGTAGCATGGTGCAGAGAGTGTAGCCGATCAGGCGAAGGCGACCTTGATCGAGGAGAGGACCTGCGGCGGCGGCGGCGTGACCGGGATCGCTACCGTGACAGTCTCGGTGTCGGTGAGGGAGAGACCTTCGGCTATGGTCAGGGACCCGGTAATGTTGGCCACGCCGTTCGCGACGGCAGTCACTTTACCGGTGGAGGGGTCGAGGGTTGCGATCGCGCCGGCGGTGTCGTCGGACGAGAGTGTGGGGACGGGCATCGGGCCGAGGAAGGGCTGGCCGAACTGGTCGAAGCCGACGATGGATGCGGTTGCTGTCGCGCCGACAGCGACGAGGGTGATGGGGCCGATTTTCATAATTGGTCCTTTCGAGAACCGTACTTTGATGGTGGTGAGTCTGGGGGGGTGGTGGCGAAGCTCGCGTCGAACCCAGCGCAACTCGCCTTCGAGCTCACCTTCGAGTATTTCTTCGAGGACTTCGAGGAAGGGTTCTTCGCGGGGCATGGGCGTCTCTGCCTTCAGAGTACGCCTTACAGCTTGGACTTGAGGATCGCTGCGTCCGTCTCGACAGCGGTGACGAATTCCCTGCCCTTGGCTTCCGAGGTCTTCAGCGCGGCGGCGGTGTAAGCCTCGACCTTGGCTGCGTCGTTCTCGGCGTCGACGACGTAGGGAGCGACCTGGGCCTGGAAGTGACGATGGACGAAATATCCGGCGAGGACGATCAGGATGGCGATAGCGACAACGATCAAGAATGCGTGCATGGGGGCTCCTGTGCTGCGGGTTGAGTTGCGTCTTTGTCGACGAAGGCGGCGGCGGCCTTGCCGACGGCATAGGGTGCGACCATGAAAGCGCCCATGCCGGCGAGAGCGCCGCCGTCCGGAAGAGCGTGGGTGCCGATGACCACCTTCAGGACCGAGAAGATTCCGGTCGCGATGGTGCAGGCGGTGGCGTAGCGCGAGAAGCTGGCGGCCGAGTCGGAGCTGAAGATCGATTTGATGTACGAGAGCATCGCTTCCCTCTTTAGAAAAGTGAGCAGGCCCCGACAGCGGCCGCGCCGCCGATCGCGCTCCCCACGGTCGGAGACTGTTTGTCGGCTAAGTGACCGATGAGCGCTCCGCCGGCCGCGCACCCTGCAAACTTCGCGACCGTCAGGAAGCGGTGCCATTTCGTTCCGCCCTTGGCCGCGACTTCCCAGGCTGCGGACTCCTTGAGCGCGGCGGCGAGCTGCGCGGCCTGGTCGAGTTTGTCGGCCTGGCAGGCGGTGAGTGTGTGGGTGGCGGCGTCGCAGGTCAGTTCCAGGCTGGCCACCGATTCCGCCTGGGCTGGCGTCAACACCATGTACGTCGGCGAATCCGGAAGTTTTGCCTGCTCGGCGGCCGAAAGGTCGGTTTTTTGGATGATTGCCGGGGCCTGGGCGGGCGCTGGCGCCCCTGCTGGCGATTCCAGCGTGGGTAAGTACCTCGAAATCGTCTGTGCGGCCTGCTGCGGCGTGCGGATCGCGGCGGCCTGGTCGGTGAGCGATTTTGCATAGACCTGGGCGGCGGCGTCGCGGGAGACTATCGCAGCGGCGTCATGGGCGATGATCTGGGTCTGCGCCGCGGCCGTCGCCTCGGCCTGATTGCGCGCGTCGCGTTCGAGTATCCAGCCGCGCGCAAAGCATCCCAGCACCAGGAGTACGAAGATGAATCCGGCGATTTCGATCTTGCGCTGTGTCGTCATGCTGCTCCTGCCGTGGAGTACTGGGCCCACACTGCGTCGAGTCCACCTGCTGCAAACGCTGCCCGATCGGCGTCGGTGGGAGTGACTGGCACGCCGGCCAGCTGGAAGTGCGGCGGATCGACGATCGAATGCCAGTCGCCGCCCCAGACCAGACCCTGATCCTTGAGCGCCGTCACCATCGCCTGGAACTCGGCCGAGTGCGGGGCCCAGTTGAGATCTCCGGAGCTGCCGTTCAGGAACGGGTAGCAGTCGACCGCCATCCCGAAGTTGTGGTTGCTCCAGCCGCCGCAGGCCTTGGTCACATGCGGGACCTGGCGGAAGAGCGCGTCCTGCTCGGCATACGTCCGCAGCCCCTGCGCGACGCGGAAGTATCTTCCCTGCCCTTGCAGCACATCGGCGGCGAGGTTGACGCGGCGAGCGAGATCCGGGTGCACCAGGGCGAGGCGGATGTTTGAAACGGGATCTGTCATCACTTCCCTTTCTGGTTGGCAGCGACCAGATATCCCAGGATGCGGTCCTGGCTCTCGCGGATGGCGGTGAGCTGCAATTCGAGGTTTTGCTGATCGATGTTGTAACGGTTGATGTCGACGAAGTCCTTGTGCATCAGGTCGATCGCGACCCGGTTGGCTGTGACCTGTTCGCGCAGACCCGGCACGGTTTGCTCGACGACGGTGACGCGGTTGGATACGGCGTAGTGGCTGGCGACGATCAGGATGGCCAGCGGGATCACTGTCTTGGGGTTCACCCAGGCGAGGATCGCGTTCAGCGTTCCGGGATCGTCTGGTTTGCGCATGGTCATGGTTGTGCTTTCCTCGCGGCACTCCTGAGATACAGCCCGACCGTCTAAACGGTCAAAAGTCCGGTTAGATCCACTGCTGCAGAAACTGCGCGATCGCGGGGCCGTCGACGTTGGCGAAGTTCCAGTCGCTGGGGTGGGTGCCCATGCCGCTGAGCGTCGTCCCCGACGTGTTGAAGGTTGCCGTCGGCGAGCTGGAGTCGCGGGTATAGCTGGAGTTGGTGATGATGTTGTTGCCGCCGCGCTTGAGCAGGCTGAGGTAGGGCAGTGAGTAGTAATCTGCGATGGCCTGCTCGGCCGCGTCGACGGCTTGAATCTGCGCCATCGTTCCCTGTCCGTTGAGCGCGGGGCCGACCATGACCAGTCGCACCTCGGGCGCCGCCGTCAACAGCTCCTCGATGACCCAGCGCATATTTCCATAGAGCGAGCCGGAGCTGATGGAATCGCCGAGCGTGCCAACTGTGACTCCCATGTCGTTGGTGCCGAGCCGCAGGATCAGTGCCCCGCCGGCGAGTGCAGCCAGCGATGCCGACAAAGACTGGCCCGACGTGATTCCAGTGTTGAGGTAGGTTGTCGCGTTGCCGCCGACGCCGGGATAGGTGTACGAGGTGCTGTAGTTTCCGGGCGCGCTGCCAACCGCCGGAGTACTCCAGTCCTCGAGCGCCGTCGAGAAGGCCCGACCGGGCCTCGCGCTCTGCCAGGCGAGATGCATTCCCAGCCGTGCGATGACGACGTTCTGCCACTTGTTCGAGAAGATCGACGAGATGCTGTCGCCCAGCACTCCCACGGGCCGCCCCAGGCCAGGCGAGACTGTCGCCTCGGTAATAACCTGCGCACGCGGCATGAATGGCACATAGCTGCTCGGAGCGACGTTCCCCTGCGTGAACATCTGCGTCTGGTTGCCCAGATTCGAGAGCTCATCGCTGAACCGGAAGAATCCGCTTTGCGTCGGAGTGAAGTTCTGCGGCGTGCCATAGCCGACTGGGAAGGTCTGCAGCAGGTTGCCGCTGACATCGTAATTAGCGGCGCAGTAGACACCGCCAGCCGCGCCGAAGATCTCGCGCAGGTTGTAAGTGCGGCCGGCGATGACCGGCATCGGGCCGGAGACATAGTACCCTGCGACGGCGGGAAACGAGCCATCCGAGGTCAGGATCAGGTGACCCGACATGATCTGCGTCTCGTCGAACATGTTCGAGCCCGCCGGCAGATGCGCCTCGACGATCCGTTCCGCGATCGCAAACTGGCTGGCAACCGCTGCAGCGATCGCCGTCGTCATCTCGGTCGGAGTCACTTCGTGATAGTCGACGAAGGTCGACGGAGCAGTCGCGCCAAAGTACACCATCGGTGTCGTGTAGACCGAGTGATCATAGGGCACCTGCACGAAGCCTTCATCCGATAGGCAGCTCCAGGTGCCATTTGCGGCGACGGTTCCGGTCGTATCTCGCAGCCAGGTCATATTGGCGTCGAAGTGCGCGACGACGGAGCTGCCCCCCAGAAGTGCCACCGACGTCCCCATCACGCCGCCGGCATTGGCGGGGATCGGCGCGCTCATCCCATAGCTGGCTCCAGACGAAGCCAGTGTGTGCCCATCGTAACCACCCTGCGGAGTGTTCCCCGCAGAAAGATACCCGTTCAGCGTCGTCGCCTTGTTGTAAATATTGCGCCCGTTATAAAGCGCGGCCAGCATCCCAGAGAGGCCGTCGAGCGTCACCATGCCGGTGGTGCTGCCCGCGGGACCGGCGGGGAGGCCGAGGTTGAGAATAGCTGCCGTCGAGCTGCCGACGTTGACGACCGTGGGCGTGGCTCCGGTGGCGAGGCCGGTGACGGTGCCGATCGCAAGAGTGACGGCGGGGACAGGAATTCCAAACTGTAGATCCGCCGCGCTGGACGTGCCGAGGTTGACGACAGTCGGCGTGGATCCAGCGGCGAGCGAGGTCACGCCGGCGACGGCAATGGATGCGGATGGCCCGGCCTGGATGATAGCCTGCGGCGCGACGAGGATGGGCTGGTAGGTATCGAGGTTGAGCGACGCGGCCTGCGGCTGAACTCCCTTCCAGGCGAAGAGCGGCGTGCCGTTGGGCGAGAAGAATGTGAAGCGGTAGCTCGTCCACGGGTTGGTGGTGATCGAGCTGTCGGGGACCACGGCGTAGGCCTGGAGAACGCCAACCGCGAAGCTGAAGATGGCCGCGGCGGCGATCGGGCCGCCCGCTCCGCCGGCAACAGCCGCGACGGGCAGATCGTTGCCGTCGGTGGGCAGAACCTGCAGCGTGCCGGTCAGGAGATTGCCGCCCGCATCCTGGATGCGGTTGGCGAGCAGCGCGGTGAAGCCGGGGAGGGCCACGGTGAGTGTAACGCCGGATGCCGTTGCGGTGGCCGCGTGGGCCGAATCGAGCGTGAGTCCGCCCGTGACGATGGCGGCGATGGACGCGCCCGCGGGGATGCCCGCGCCGCTGATCGCCAGGCCCGGCGCAAGCGGCGCGATCGCGGTGATGCCGGTGACGTTGACGCTGGCGGCGGTGGTGCTGCCGAGGAAGATGAGATTGACGGACATGCGGGGCTTCCTCTTAGTTGATGATGGTGTACATCACGTTGACCGGATGGCCGGTGGGCGCGACGGGCAGGGTGATGGAGAAGCTGGTGCCGGCCGTGATCGCGGAGAGATACGGCGGGATCAGCGAGGCGATGTTGGTGGGGGCCGTAATTCCGACGACGGAGAAGGTGAGCTGAATCTGGCTGTTCGCGGTCACTGCCGTGGTGTTGATCGTTAGGGTGGTCGCGCTGGTCGCAACCTGCACCACGCCGGAAGCGGCAGATCCGCACACCGCCGGCGACGCCGTGGAGTTGCCGTTCGTCGCCGTGGCCAAAGTCGTGGTGTTCAGTCCGGCCATGAAGTAGGTGAGCTGGTGCAGATAGCTCAGGCCGACGCCGCCCGCGGCCCCGATGACGTACTCGAAGATGGTGGTCGCGTTGACGAAGTCCCAGAGATAGAAGTGGTAGGCGTTGTAGGTCGTTCCGGCGACCGCGACGAGGGCGCCGCTCGAGTTCATGCCGCCTTCGCAACCCATCGAAAAGACCGTGGTGTTGTGGGCGCCGTTAGTGAAATTGAAGCGCGTCACCGGGTTGTTGTAGTTGGTGGAGTCGGACTGCGAGTGGTACTCCACGCACATCTGTCCGAGCCCGGCGGCGACGCCTCCGCCCTGCCCGTTGCTGAGGACGACGTAACCCTTGGGGTTGGAGCTATTGGGTACCAGCGTGACGGTGTTGCTGCTGGTACTGGAGCCCGAGCCGCCAGTGATCGAGACGGTGCCGTTGGCGCCCCCGAATGCGCCGGAGAGTCCGAGGAAGCCGGTGCCGGCGGTGCCGCTATTGCCGATGAGCGCAAGGATCCCGCTGCCGGAGCTGAGAGTGCTGCAGCCGGTGATTGAGGTGGTCCCGGCTGTGCCGGTCGCGATGCCCTGGATCGTCGGGATGATCGCCGTGCCGGTGAGCGTCGGCGAGGCCGTCGGCGCCTTGGCGTTGAGCTGCGTCTGGATGGAGCTGGTCGCGTCGACGAACGCCATCGTCGCGGGCGTGACGCCGTCGACGGTCTTGTTGGTGAGCGTCTGGGTGTCGGTGGTGCCGACGATCGTCCCGGCCGGCGCGGAGGCCGCCGGAATGGACGCGGCGATCGCGGCGGCCTGCGCGGCGGTTGCAGCACCGGATGCGTCGTAGACTCCGGAGCCGATGGTGGTCTGGACCTGCGCCGAGGTGGCGAGAGCTGCCACGCCGGAGTTGCTGGCGACGATGCCGGTGCCGGCGGGCGCGGGACCTGCCGGGCCGGTTGCGCCCGTGCTTCCGTTGCTGCCATTCGTCCCGTTGGTGCCCGCGGCTCCGGTCGCGCCCGTTGCGCCAGTGGGGCCAGTTGCTCCGGTCGGTCCTGTGGCGCCGGTTGCACCCGCGCTGCCGGCCGCGCCGGTGGTTCCCGTGGCTCCAGTTGCCCCGACCAGCGAGGCGAGCCACGCGGTGAGGTTGCCGGAAAATCCGTTGAGCACCGCCTGCGCGTAGGCAGAGAGGCCCGTCGCGCCGGTGGCTCCAGCCGCGCCCGTGCTGCCGTTGCTGCCATTCGTCCCGTTGGTGCCCGCAGCTCCAGTCGCGCCGGTTGGGCCGGTGGCTCCGGTCGGTCCTGTCGCACCGGTTGCGCCCGTGGCACCGGTTGCACCCGCGCTTCCGGGCGCTCCCGCTGCTCCGGCTGGTCCGGTGGCCCCAACCAGCGAGGCCAGCCACGCCGTCAGATTGCCGGAAAATCCGTTGAGCACCGCTTCGCCGTAAGCGGAGATTCCCGGAATGCCCTGCACGAAGGGAGCGAGGACCTGTGAATTTGGCTGGTAGGTGTCGAGGTTGAAGCTCGCGGTCGCCGTGGGAGCGGCGGCGAACTGCACGCCCTTGATCGTCGAGATCGCCGCGCCGTTGTTGTCGCGGATGACGAACCGGTAAGAGATGTTGGGTGGCTTGGTGAGTGCCGTGTCCGCCACCCAGGAGGTGCTCGCGGGAATTGCGCCGGCGGCGATCGGGAAGGTTGCGAGGTCCGAGATCTGGCCGCCGTTGCCGCCCGCGCTGGCCGTGATCAGGCAGTCGTTTTCATCGGTCGGCGTGACGCACAGAGTTCCCAGAGCCAGCAGCTTGCCGCTTGCGTCCTGGCACAATGTGGCGACGAGCGCGGTGAATCCTGCCGGCGTGGACATGCGTCAGGTCATAGCGGCAATTCGGGGAAGCGGTCAAAAGTCCGCTTACTCGGTGAACAACAAAGGCGGATATGGATCGCCGCCGCCCAGACCGGTGCCCGAGCCGCCGCCGCCGGTGCCGCTGCCCGTCCCGCCGAAGATCGTGGTGGTTATAGCCAAGCCGCCGGCCGCCAGCGCCACCCGGTTATCCAGCCTCGTCTGCGCATCAGAGACCGGATCGACCGTCGTGGTCAGGATCGCCGGCGTCCCGAACGCCGTCGCCGGCAGCACAAACTTGACCCCGCCATTCACGATGTCGAAGTAGGGGTAAGCCTGATACAACGTGCTCGCCGTCAGCCCCGTGATCGCCAGCGAGTTGTCCTGGATGTAGGTGAAAGCGCCGTCCGGCCACAAGATAACCAGCGACGTCCAGGAGATCGTGATCGTCGTATCCGTCAGCGCGAAGCTGAAGCCACCGGTAAAGCTCGGCAGCAGCGACCCTTGGGTGCGCAGCGCCGACGAACTCCCCGCGCCGAACAGATCGAGGATGTTCCCCGCGGCGTCGATGTCCGCCCACTCGCTCGGCAGCGTCTGACCCGAGGTCGAGATCTCCAGCAGCAGATGGCTCACCGTCAGGACGCTTCCCACCGGAATGCTCAGACCGGTGCCCGCCACGCCGATCTGGACGGCGATCGACGCCGTCAGCAGCGGAATCACCGTCGAAGCCGTGTTGACCAGCGTCAGCACCGGCGCGATGCCGCTCAGCGCGCATGTCGCCGAGACCCCGCTGATCAGCGTGCCGGATGCGTCGATGAACGCGATCGTCGCGACCAGGTCCCCCACGTTCGGGGCTCCGGAGCTAAGGCAAGAATCTTCAAAATAAGCAGAAAGCATCAGAAACTCGCCGATCGCCCACTTCGCCGGCTGCACGAGCTGGAAGAGTAGGGTCTGCGCCACCGTTAGCGCTGTGCCGGCGACGGTGTAAGTCGCTTGCCCATCGTCGTCGAAGGTCGCGACCAGCGCGTCGCCGGCGCGCGGCGTCAGATTCCAGTAGGTGAAGCCGCTCACGAAATTCGAGCCCAGCAGCAGGTTCTTTGTGATGCCGACTACGATGATCGTCAGGCTCGGCGCCGTCGAGAAGGCCGCGTAGCTGTTGTTCACGTCGAAGCCGACGACGGTGTACTTCCAGGTCACGCCCGGATAGACCTGCTGCTTCCAACTCGTCGTCTGATTTGTAAGTCGCGCGACGAGCTGAGGCAGCCCGTTGTTGGCGTTCGATCCAGCCAGGGTGCCGACGAGCTGCGCGTAGATGCCCACGCCCACGGTGTCCGGCCCGTTCTGCCAGAACAGGTTCGCGAAGCTCAAGTAGCTCCCGCTCTGCAGCTGGAAACTCTCGCCGCCGCGCAACTTTGTAACTCCCGGATTAGTCGCGATCTGCGCGCTGGTAGATCCGACGACGGGCGTCCCGATGTCATAGCTTCTCGCGTCGTAGTCGATCCACTCGATCTGCGCGCGGAACTCGCTGGCCTTTTTCACCGTCGCAATCCGCACCAGCTTCTGCGAGCCAGTAACTCCATAGAAGTAAGTCGAATAATCGGCGGGGATCATGCTAAGTGGTGAGCTGAGCATCACCGCGCCAGTTACAGCGGAGATGCCGGAGACCGCCCTGGTCTCCATCACATCGGTGTCGAAGAGCTGGTAAGTCTGCGCCGCCGCCGGCGTGAAGCCTGGGATCGGAGCTATAACTACCAGGTTCACTCCGGAGCTGAGGATCGGACAGTCGTGCCCGTTCACGATCGCGCGAGTAACTCGACTTACATTGTCGAAGCTCGAAAGCGTGAGCTGCGTCCCGGTGACCTGGCTAGTTACATCGGTGAGGACCGCGACCGCCGAGACCGTGCCCGAGTAGCGCAAAAGCGCCGCATGCAGCACAATGACGCTATAGCTAGTGCCGCTGACAAACGGAATGTCGTCGCGATCGAGCAGAATCGCTGAGGCGGACGAGCCAGGCAGCGTCCGGCCACCCCAGCCCCACTGCGGAACATCGTGTTGCAGGATGACTACGTTGCCTGGGCGGCTGGCCACCGAGTCGAGATCGCACTTGAAAGTCCCGGTGCGCAGCAGGAACTGATTCTGCCGCTCCTTGAACCGCGCCAGGTGCCAGGCCTGCGCCGGAACTGTAACTCCCCTCCCGTCGACGCGCACGTTCTTGATCGCGACGCCGGCGTCCTGGTTGGCGGGATCCATGTACACCAGCGGGTTGTCCTGCTTGTAAAAGCGCGTCGAGTCGGCGAACTGAAGCTCGACCTGGTTGGCGCGCGAGTCGATATCCAGCCAGGTCTCGTTGAAGCTGTCGGCCAGGATGTTGCCCACGGTAAACATCTGCACCGGCACGTCGATCTGCTCCACGAAGACGCCATAGTCGCGGCCGAGCGGGATCAGTTGCGCGCGCGACATGCGCCCCACGGCCGTGAGCTGGTCCCAGAGATTCGATTCATTGTCGAAGACGCCGTTGAAGACGTGCAGCCGGATATCGCCGCCGTTGCCGTCCGGAACCAGAGTGTCGTTCAACTCCGCCCAGTTCAGCCACTCGTCGATGAAGCGATCGATGTTCGGCGCCGTAACTCCCGGCCACTGCCCTCCGCCGTACAGCCCGTCGAGCATCATGTCGGCCGAGACCGCCGCCGGATTGTCTTCCTCGTAGGCCTGCAGCGCGCCGGGCAGGATGTTGTTATCCAGCGAGCGCAGCCCGTATTCGACCAGCGCCGTGATGTTCACGTTCGCGCCGCCGATCTGGTTGGTGGCCAGCGCGCGCACCCCGACCAGAATCATGTTGGGGTAAGCGAGGTCCAGCAGCGAGATCTCGTTGACCGAGTGGATCCACAACTCCTGCCCCACATTCGGCGAGTTGTTATCGCCGGGCGTCGCAGGGCCAGCCCCTTGATTCCAGCGGCCCGACCCGTACTTGGTCACCCGCACGTCGTACTTGCCCGGCGCCAGCCCATAGATCGAGGTGCGCTGGTAGAGCTCCTGCGTGCCGAACTGCGAATCCGATTGATAGCCCGCGGTCCAGCTGGAGACCTGCACCAGGTTCATGGTGATGTCGACCGGCTGCCACTCGCCCTGGAAGGTCTTGGTATAGCTGCCGGTGGTCGAATCGGGGTTGACCGTTGTGACCGTCTGGCTTCCACTCCACAAATCGCCGGGCGTATGGGGCCCGTTGTCCGAGTAGTAGACGACGCCCGAGCCGGCCGGCAGATCGGTCGCCATGACCACCCACGAGTTGTAAGGGTTGGGCAGGCCGGTGATCGGGTCGAAGGTGATGACGTCGTAGGTGTTCAGCGGCTGGATCACCGGCTGCCAGATGCCCGCGCCCGCGACCGAGTACTCCACCAGGTAGGTGATCACCAGCGGGATGTAATTGCCGTCTTTGGTCAGGACGAAGAGCCCGGTGGGAAACGCCACGTCGACCTGGAGGATCTGCGTCAGCGTCCCGGTACCAGGAACAACGACGGGAACGCCAGCGAGGCACTGCGTATTCTGCGGATAGCCGTTGACCACGCGGTTGAAGTTGGGCAGTGGCCCCTGATCGTTCAGCCCGTAGCGCACGTAGTACTGGACATTCTGGTAGGTCGCGATGTCCTTGCCGTTGATCTGAATCTGCGAGATCGAGCGCGCCGGCCCGAAGCCGTAACAGACCAGGCAGTTGAGGAACTGATCCGAGCCCTCCACGTCGACGAAGCTGGCGATGATGTTGCCGCCCGAGCGAAACGTCCCGTAGCCCTTGGGGATGACGGTGCCCGATTGCGCCAGCGACTTCGGTCCGTCGAAGGCATAGCTTGGGGTTTGATTCGGCGCGCTGGGCTTGTTGGTGAGCGCGGAGATCAGCAGGTTGCCCGCGATCGAGATCGCGCCCGCGACGACACCGGTCAACACCGACCCCGACATGCCGAGGAACACGGCCCCACCGGGGATGAGCGCAGCTCCGGCGATAGCCGCCGCCATCACCGCGACCGAGGCCAGCGTGCGCAGCAGCGTCCCGTTGCCAAGCTTCGGCGCGATGACGATGGAATCGCCGTCGACCGGGTAGGTCTCGCGCCACTCCGCATACTCGATGACGTTGCCGTTCAGCGAGACCACAGGCCGCGTCTCCGCGAGCGAGACTTCCCCGACCGGGTCCTCATCCTGGCTAACCCGCAGAATGGTGAGCACGTCGTCGAGCGAGCGGCTTCCACCTGGGAAAAACTCCTGCTCGTAGCTCTGGCGGCCGACGCTGGGCTGCAGCGGATTGTTGACCCGCACAATGTGGATCATCGCGAACCCTCCAGCTTGTAGAAGCCGACGATGCGCCGCTGCCAAAGGTGCGAGAGGATGCGCTCAACGACGACGCCTTTGGTCTGCGCCGTGGTGTGCAGCACTTTGTAGGCGTCGACCATCACGCCCAGGTGGCGCTCGTTCAGCCCCATCCGGATCAGCGCCACGCAGCCGGGTACGGGTAATTGCACTTTTATGCAGTTATGCAGCAAGCCTCCGGCCGCCAGCTGCCGGTGCAGCTCCGCCTGGCTCGAAACGAAATCCGGTACCGTCAGACCGCGCCGGCGCTGAACTTCGATCGCCAGCCCGACACAGTCGTAAGCGTCAGGACCGCGGCCTCCGTCGACGAAGGGCTTGCCCAGTAGATCCGCGTAGAGACGTGGCGAGAGCGCGGTCATGGCAGCAGCTCCGCGATCGCTTCCGCGAGTCCGGTGGCCCGCCGCGAGAGTTCGTGCAGCAGCGCCAGTCGCGAGGCCGAGGGCGTGCCCTGCAGCGCCGCGATCCGCGCGCGCAGCTCGTCGACCTCAAGGCGGTGGAAGTAGCACGCCAGCTCCAGCGACGTGGACATCCCCACCTTGTCCATGATGTTGCTGAGGTGGCGCTTCACCGTCTCGGTCGAGTTGCCCATGATCGCCGCGATGTCGGCGTTGCTGCATCCGTTGACCCGGTTCTCGACGACGACCTTTTCACAGGGGGTGAAGTGAATGTGGGGAGGAATAATCAGCACTTAGGCCACCGTCCCGACGACCGCGCCGTTGGTGTCGATGCCGGGAAAGGTCCCGATCCGGATCAGGTTGTTGTGCGCGATGCAGCCCGTCGGGCCGTCGATGGTGTGGCTGCACGTCGTCATCGCGGCGTGCAGGCTTACGCCCGTCGCTGTCGGCGTCGACGAGCTCGCGACCGATAGCGTCACAGCACTGCCGACGATCGTGGAGATGGTCGCGCCCGCTGCCAGGCCTCCGCCCCACACCGCATCGCCGAGGTGAAGGAGTGCCAGGCCCGCCGTCACCGTCAGCGCGTTCGAGCCGGCCGTGGTGTTCGCGGTGATTGTCACACCCAGGTAGCCACACTGGATCCCCGGCGCGTCCTTCAGCGGGGTCATGGCGGCGATCGCCGCGGCCGTCGCCTGGATCAGCGTTGGGGAGTTGTACTGCCAGATGCAGAAGTTCGGCCGGTACATGTGAATCGGAAACAGCCGGCGCAGCGGCGAGCTCGAGCCCAGCTTGAAGTGCACCAGCTTCGAATCGGAGATCGTCTGCTTGACGGTGAAGCTCAAAGTGAGATCCGGCTCGCCGGCGGGATTAGCCGCGTTGACTGCGTAGAGATCCAGCGACGCGCCTACCACGCCGGCGTACTGCTCGATGGTCTGCTGCAACGCGCGCATCACGTTCGAGGCCTGTATCTCGCAATCCGGAACGCTGCCGTTCGACGAGACCGACATGTCGCCCATCATGAAGTTGAAGGGTGTGTAGAGCTGCGGGCCGTTGCCGTCGCCGGCGTCGAAGGTGATCGGATTCAGGTCGCGCACGAAGCGGACATGCTGATCGGTGAGCGGGTTGGTTCCCGGCCAGGCGAGATCCAGCAGCAGCAGAAAGGGCTCGCCGCTGGCGATCTTGTGGCGCTCGATGTTGGAGACGACGGACAGCAGATTGAAGGGCGGGCGCGCGGTCGGCAAGCTACACCTCCCGCAGTTCGAAGCTCGCGTTCTGGCGGAATGAGTCCACGATCCAGCCCGCGTCGGTGTACGACGGCAGCACCGAGAAGCGCACCTTCAGCCACACCGGGTTGTGCGGGTCGCGTTTGTCGGGGAAGAGAAAGATCACGGCGCCGTAGACCGAGACGTTGACCATGAAGCTGTCGAGTACGATCACATCGGCGGGTGTGAGGAAGTCGACCGCGACGGTCCATTGCCGGCGGCGCCGGGTGAACTTCGCGCGCGTCGACTCCATGCCGTTCTCCATCGAGTCCCGGAGGGTGGGATCGAGGGTGGTCCCTTTGGTTCGCAGCGCGGGCGCGCGCGAGAGTTCGGGGAAGGTAGGGTTGGCGCTCACCCTCAGGTTTTCCGCCCATTGGCCGGATGTGGTCAAAAAGCCGCACAATCCAGCCGTGCCTAACCTGATCGGACTCTCGGCTGACTTCGACAATGCAGTCCGCGCCGTCACGGAACTCAAGGATGTGCAGCTTCCTTTTGCGATCGCCCGCACCCTGACGTTTCTCGCTCAAGACGGACAGGCGGCCAGCCTGGGTGAGATCGAGAGCGGGGTTTTCAAGCTCCGGAACGACTGGACCACGCGCAACACGAAGATCACGCCAGCGACGAAGCAGACCATGCAGTCCGAGGTCTACACCGACACCGGCAACCGCAGCACTGGTGCGCCGGACTACATGGAGCGCCAGGAGGATGGCGGCGAGCGCGTGCCGGTCAACGGCCGCAGGCACATCGCAATCCCGACGAAGTATCTCCGCCAGATGACCGGCAACGGTCCAATCCCCGCCGAGCTCCGGCCGAAGGCGATGCTCGCCTACGCGCAGCAGGGTGGCAAGCGCCTGACCAAAGGCGGTAAGCTGCGCGGGGTCTCGGGGACCATCCATGGCATGTACTTTTTTCTGGTGCCGCTGAAGTCAGGCGGTCTGGCAATCCTCGCCCGCCAGGCGAACGACGCCCGCGAGAACGCTTACCCCATGTACATCCTGGTCACCAAGGCGAGCGTGCGGAAGCGGATCCACCTCGACGACGACGTGGAGGAAGCGATCCGAAAGAACCTCGATCGCCGCTTCCAGATGGCCGCTGCCGAAACCATGATGAACGACGCCCTGCGCGGAAGTGGCCTCAGCGTGAAGTTCTAGCGTGTGTAGGCTGCGATACAGACGGGCACCTGGCCGCCGCGTAAGGTTGCCACACATGAAAATCAGAGATCTGTCCCTCGCCATTCTTGGATGCATTGCCCTGTTTGCACCCGTCGCCCCCGCCCAGAACGCCCCTCACGTCGTTTTCGTTGTCGACAAGATCCAGACCGTCGGCCGAGCCAACGCCAACAGCTACGGCATCTTCGGCACCAACGCAACGAGCACAAGCACCGAGTTCCACACAGGGCCGAACGTCACCGTGGCGCTGATATCGGGCATTTCAGTTTCCCTTCCCCATCGCTTGCGAAACCACATCCGAGTTGGCTTCGCGTAGATCCTCCAGGCGGACCTGGCCGTAGACCTGCGCCGTGGTGCGGATGTCGGCGTGCCGCATCAGGTCGCGCTGCACCGTCAGCGGGACTTTGTCGGCGTCCATCCACGATTTGTAACTGTGTCTGAACGTGTGCCAGCCCAGCGAGAACGGCAGCCCGATCGCCTGGCCCAGCGGGATCAGCACCCGCGTCTGGACGGTCGAGGCGGAGTACGGGTGCTCGCCGGCACTGGTCGGGAAGACCCAGTCGTCGTCGAGCGCGTAGGGCGTGTGCGCGCGCCAGCGCAGGAAGTGCTGGGCCAGCAGCGAGTCGAGCGGCAACGGCATCGCCGAGTGGATCGTCTTCACCTTGCCGACGTGGCCCTCCACCACGGCGCGGCGTACATGCAGGATCGAGCCGGCGAAGTCGAAGTCGCCCCACTTCAGCGCCAGCAGCTCCGAGACA